TTTCGGCAGCACGGTGAGCCACATAGAGATAATACTCACAACCGTCGCTGAGGACGTCAACGACATCCCCGGCGACGAGATTAAGTGTCCTTACCACGCGAGCGGTCAGATCAAAATGTCCATCGCTGCGAAAGATGACGTCAGAACGTCGAACGATTCCGAGTAAACTTTTCATGAGGCTTTTCGATTTGGTAATATTCATGATGGCCTTTGTCTCGGTGTATCGACACCGAGAGTTTAATGGGCTTATCGTAAGCATCAATGCCGTAGTCGTAGAGAATACGCTGCGTCGTTGGGTTTAGACTTTCAAAACCTATGCACTTGTATCTGGAGTTGTATTGTATGTCGGCCATTTGTGTCGGCTGCTCTATCTGCGGATTGAGCATAAATGCGTAACAACCGGTTGCCGGGATAAAGAATACAAAGACCTTGGGTACAATGTCAGCGTCCGATACATTCTTAATGTGTCGGAACAGCTGTCGTGAGAATGTGATGGAATTGTCGTTGCCATCGATAACCACATAGCTCAGGCGGAGTCGCCACCATCGTAGAATTTTGTTGAAAATCATGGTGCTAAGATAGCTTGATTATCGGGAGAATGTTGTTAAGTTGGAATACTCAACGCGTGAACGAAACGAAACCGTCTCAACGTAGGCGTATGACTGATTGGTCTCAAGCGATTCTTTATGAGCAATGGCATCGGCCTTGCTCACAAAGATATAGCTTGAAATTTCGCAACGTTTGGAACCTCGTGTGTGAAGAATGTTGGCATAGTACTTTCTGCCGAGCAGATGAGCTACTATTTCGGTTAGGATAGTTGTTGTCTGTGTCATGATAATATGATTTTATAACATGCCGGCTTTGTGTAGATTTTCGAGGGTTTTGATGCACACTTCTATGGGAAAATCCGCATAGGCGAATCTGCTTGCACCTGAGGCGGTGTAATCAGCACCAACCTTGGTAGGGGTGATTAACATTGAAAAATCGTCTTCATCGTCCAAAGTGCTTTTGATTACATCGAGCAGTGCTGACAAGCTCCATGCCGGACAGTCCTTCTCAAATGAATGGTCAAAGTCTCCATCAGAAACGAGTTTTAGACACCTGTCGCAATCCTGACCTTCGGCCAATAGTCCGATATAATCTGCGTAAGAAATATACTCTCCCTCGTAATCGGTAAAGATATGGCACATATCAGCTGTTGCGCCCGATATGCCCAACGCCAACAGTCGTCGGCCTTGTTCAATTGATGTTGCTATTTGTGACATTGGTAGTAGGTATAACTAATTGTATTAAGAAAGCGTATTCGAGTTGCAGTCGCTCAACCTGTGGATACTTCCACACGCCACTATCTCCGTAAGGCATGAAGATAACACGTTGTTTGGTGTGAACCATGACTCCGTGACGGCGTAGTCGGTATATTAAGTTTGCTCTGCGTTTTAGCAGCTTATTCATAAGCCAATACCGGTATGACCGAGACCACCATCGCCACGTTCGGTTTCCGATAGATGCTCGGTTTCGGAGAAGTCAATCTCCACGACGTTGTAGAAAGTCATTTGTGCAATGCGTGTACCCTTCTTGATTTGGAAGGCCCGGCAATCATTACTATGTATCATCACACAAACTTCGCCTCGATAATCCGGGTCAATTTTGCCGACCAACACATCGGCGTCAAAGCGTTCCGACTCAGGTGCTGCGGAAGCATACTTATCAAGAGTGTATGTCTGAAGTTTGTGCCCCTCAATGCCTTTGGCTGAGAATCCCGAACGGGGTTCAATCTTTGCTTCAAGCATTGGCGGTAGTTCGAGCGCGAAACCGAGGGGTATGACATTGCGCGTTTTGGTAATGTTAACATCGCAGGGGAGATATACATCATAGCCGACTGCTCCCGGTGTTTGCTTGCGTGGCAGGATAACGCCATCGCACAATTTTTTGATTAATACTTTCGGTGCTTTGCGTGGTGAAATGATTTTATCACGCAACTTCTTTATTAATGCTATCATTGCTATTTGGGGGTTTGCTGTTCACTGATGGGCGTTTTATGCACAGAAACGGTTATTACTGTTCAACCTTATCACAGATTGAATCTGCCTCTGATTTGGCTTTGCTAAATACATCGTCACCAAACACCTGTTGTGCTTTATCTACGGCGTCGAGTGTAGACTTGCAGCACAGTGCGATGGCATATTTCACCTCTGTCCAATTGGCTCCATAAGCGCATGCAGTTTCGGCAAGCAAGTCTGCGATTACTATTAGTCGCTCTTTACCATTAAGAGGTTCCAAAGCCTTCTTGGCCTCCTTGAAGTAATGAGTAATTCTGTCAAAAGTTTCACATTGTTTTTCCATACGGATGATAATTAGCGGCGTGATTTGCCTGTTATAGGAATTACATTATAGGTTTTAAATCGGTCTACAATACGGCCATAGGCATCTTTGGCATTGAAGCGGTCGATGAGCTGCTGCGTATTGAGATTCGTTGTCAAGTGGCCGAATTTTCCGAACTGCACCCAGATTTCGTTACGAGCATGTAAGAACTCATCGGTAAGCAGACCGGTATCCATGCCGAAGAAAGTCTTGTCCTGAATACCAACATCGTTGAGGCACACATTATCGGGCATACACTTAAAGCCTTTACTATCCAATTCATGATATGTGAATAGGTCGAGGTTGTTGTGTATTGAATAGTAATTCACCATCTGTGTGACACTGACATTCCAAAAGAATCGGGGATTCTTTGTACGTCGAAGATATTCAGAGAAGCACTGCATCAAGAGTGTTTTTCCCACACCAACGCCACCTTGCAGCAGCAACGGTTTGTGAAGCTTATAGCCACGTCCCGGGAAAACATCCTCACATAGCGGACATCCATTGAAATAGTAAAGCATGAAACGGAGCACGTCGTGGTTGTTATCATCGACAATGAATTGGCGACGCTGAGGCGCGAGCACAACATGATTTGCCACATACAGAAAGAATTTCGCATGCGCGTTGTAGATACTTTCCGTTGCCAGATCATTGGAGATGATTTGAGATTTGCGCACCTCATCGACAACCTTGCAAGCTATGCGATGCATCCCGGCGAAGAATGAGGGGTCATCGGCGTGCGTTCGACATGAATTCAGGATATATTTATCCCATTCCATGTCGCCGGTAGCTTGAAGCCCATACTTCGACAGTTCATCAATAAGGCATTGTGGATATGTCATAGCGTTCAGTTGTCGTTGCTGCCAAAACCGGTGAAATGGTAATCGGTCGGTTCTGTCGGTGTGGCGGTTGTCGTTTTTGTACTATTTCCGGAATACTTCTTTTTGCTGAGCCAGGAACAAAAATACCGTTTAGCATCGGTGAGGCTTTCAGGTTGCTTGTCGAGGCATAGGCAGTGTTGTTTGAAGTCGGCAATCTCCTCCGAGAACTGTTCCGACGTCATGTTATAGCGCATGCAAACGGGTTCACTCCACTGGCTGTCGCCAAGCATCTTGTCGATTAATGCTCCGAGTGTCGGCTTCTTGTGGACGGTAGGCGCAGGGGGAATATCACTTGCAGGGAGCACAACCTTTGGCGGAAGTGGCTTTCTCTGTTCGGTACGTTGTGACGTAGACACTGATTGTTGATTCAGAAGGCAGTAGTCGGAGAATACACACTTACGACGCATCTTGAGGCTTATCTCTTGGTATCGGCGCTGTATGCCTCTGCTTGTGAGAATCGACGCCGAGAGAAACAGGCCTTTGTCAAAAAAGTCCCATTTAACCAAGCGCTGAATAATCTGCTCAAGCAGTTCGGCAGATACACCCGGCAACTCCTTTAGGAGTTTGTATTTCAGCATATCATTCCACTCAATGAAGTAACCGTTGCGATATACCGCACAGAGCAGCTTGATGGTTGTTATTTCACCTTTGAGGCCGAACTCGCCATTGATAACGACCATTTTCTCGTCAGAAAAGAAGTCGACGTCGAATGGAAAGTAACTGAGACCTTGCTTAATAGGGCGTGCCATGATAATTAAATTTCTTTTATTCTGATACCATGCAGATAGAGCATCAGTTTGCGTTTGATGATATATTCCTTTGTTCTAACACCTTTGGTGTCCTCAACGATAGTTTGCCCGGTGGAGTTGTCGGTGTAGACAAAATCGGCGACATACTTACAAGCACGTTCCAACAACGACCGTCGACCGTTTGAGTCTACACCGCAACTACCGTATTGCGCAGGGATTAAGGTGTAGGTTACCTGTTCGCGAAGATTTGAAATAGCACCTGAGCGTTGTAACAGCTGGAGCTGTTGGGCTCGGTTGTATTCTTTTCGGGAGGCGTAACCGTTCACCTTCTCAGCATGAAACTTATTCGAAGGTTTCTTCTTCGGCAACCTGTGTGCCAGATTCCGAAACTCCTCTACCGTCATTCTGTTTTGCATCGTAGGTGGCCTTGATTAATGATTCGGGAGTTTGGGCCATGTTGGCATTTTTGACACCAAAGCACTGATGCTTGTCGAAGTCATAAACATACACTTCCATGATTCGCGTTTCGTCAAGTGTGGCAATCTCGTAATCCACAATCGAGGTGTCTTTCAGAAAAGCAACCAAGGTGTCGTGAGCAGCGTTGATGCTTCCGGCGTTGATGATGTACATGGTTGAAGTGCGAGACTCTTTGCCGGTCTTTTCATCTAAGGTGATGAAGTTGACTTTTGCTTTGAACCATTTGTCGGCAAGTTCAGATGCATTTCTGTTGGCACGTGTGAGTTTTTGCACATCGGCATCTGCTGCTGAGTTGAGATTGTATTCATCGAACACGATCTCAGAGTAGTTGGTGCGCTTAATCGACACAACATCGAGTTCACCACAGGTGTACGGCCTGATTTCTTCCACGATTCGGTATTCCGCCTCCGTGAAGCTACATGCATCGACGAGGTAGAACTCTGTCGTTTTCTTTGTGGCACCGACCTTGTTATAGCGGACGCCACATTCATAAAATCTTACCATGTTGATTGGTTTATTTGGTCTGATTGGTTTATTAGATAGCGATGAGTCAGAGACTTTCAGGAGGGGTGTTGAGCAAGGCCTTCAACTCATTGCAAAGTTTGAGTTTCACGGCACGATGAGCCGGGATGATAATCGGTGTGCCATTGTTGATGTTACGACCTATTTTCTCGGCGAGGGTCACCACCTTGAAGGTGCCGAAGCCTCGGAGTGTAACATCTTCTCCTTTGACGATGGCTTGTGTAACAACGTCCAAGATTCCGTTAACGGCTGTGATGGCAGATGCCCGGTGCAACCCACAATTGTAGGTCAGATGGTCAATAATGTTTTGCTTGGTCATTATTAAGTTTATTTTTAAGTTTGACAATGATTCGGTTTATCATATAAGCGCGACTTGTGCACTTCTGCATGGGGAGTGTGGCAAGTGCTTCATAAAGTTTGGCAGCGTCTTCAAGATATTTGATAACGTTCTGCATATCGGAGTTACTAACTTCAACCATCGTGTAAAAACATTTTAGTCAGTTCTTCAAAATAGAGCGTATCTGTTGGTATATCATCGTCGGTACCCATTATCCGGTTGGCGATAGACTTTTTTTCATAGATGATTCCGTAGAGCGTGTGGTCAATGGTCCTTTCTCCAAGCAAGTAATAGCAAGTTACATTTTCCTTCTGCCCGATACGGTGGGCACGGTCTTCACACTGGCAACAATCGGCATACGTCCACGGGAACTCTATGAAAGCAACATTACAGGATGCTGTCAAGGTTAGTCCGACACCGGCTGCTTTGATAGAACAGATGGCAAGTTTGGCATGACCTGATTGGAAACGGTCAACAGCTGCTTGTTTATCGGTAAGGCTATCACGTCCGGTGATAGTCACGGCGTCGGGGAATTGTTTCTTTAGCGTGTCAACGATTTCATGATAGGAGCAGAACACTATCAGTGGTGTGTCGTTGGCAAGGTAGGTGTTGATAAAGTCAATGGCCTGTTTGACTTTACCCTTCGCTGACAAAGAGCGTAGTGTCATGAACTTCACCAATGCTTTCATGCGCATCTTGCGACGGATTTCAACATCGGTACAGTCTGTATACTCCTCCAGGTAGCGACGTAGGTCTTGTTCGGCAACGGAGTATTCCTCGCGATTGCTGATGTCAACATAGAGGTCAACACGAGTCTTGTCGGGAAGGTCTGTAAGAACGTTCTTTTTTTCGCGACGTATCATACAACGTTGGTACAGTTGGCGCGACAATTCCGAAAGGTCGCTATCCTTTTCCCCATAGTCGGCAAGAAATTTTGCACGACCACCAAACTCGTTAAGACGTTCAAGAATTGAGAGCTGTGACACCAGGTCTTGCGGACGGTTGACAACCGGTGTCCCTGACAATAGCATTATGTAGCGTTTGCCGTTGCAGATACCTTTGGCAAAGATAGTCTGCTGTGCTCCGGGGTCTTTAACGCGGTGTGATTCATCGATAATGACCGAGCGAAACATCTTAATCTGAGGGCAGAATACCACATCTTTCAGACGGAACGTGCCGTTAGCTTTTATATCCCATACAAAATATTTGCGCAGGCTTTCGTAGTTTACAATAGCCACCTGATACATACCCATACTAAGCAGATAATGCCAGGTGGTGCGTGTGGAGTTATCCAACACCAGGGCTTTCTTATTGGTGAACTTCTCAAACTCCCTTTGCCAATTGATTTTGAGCGATGCCGGACAAATAACCAAGCAGGGATAGGCGTTGGCGCAATCGGCCACGCCTATACTCTGCAGAGTCTTACCGAGGCCCGGCTCGTCCCCTATTATCACGCGTTCATGCTCTAATCCGAAGATTATGCCGTCGCGTTGATAGGGATACGGCTCAACTTTCAGGTTGTGTTGCAAATCGTTCATCGGCTAAAAGAGATTGAAGCACCAATATTGAAATGCAAGTTCTTCATACTTCTCGCGACCGCGATTGTATATCTCATCGCCACGTTGAATTTTCTTGGAGAATATCCGATTATTCTTCTTTGAAATGGCGTAGATGAAATCGAAGTCGGAGTGTGCAATGTCCATGTACCATGCGCGCGAGCGATCCCAATCGAAGTAGTCAATAGCCTCATCAAACTCCTTCTGTGTTGAGGCAAAAGTTGTTTTGAGGTCTCCACCGAATGAGAACATTGGCAACCACCAATCCCACTTGCAGCGCGTGTCGAGCGTGAAAGGGAAACTGCCATATTCAAATTCTTGTGCTTTGTTGACCATGCAGCGTTGGGTGTCGGCGCATTGTAGAACTTTCTCGAGGAATGCATCCCGACGAGCTTCGGCACGGAGTGCGTTGTGC